CTTTCATCCAGCCGACGGGAGGTGTTGCCATTGCGAACAGACCAATGGCACCGGCTGGCGAATCAGAAGGCAGCGAGTTCAGCACCACAAAATCAACGCCATCCCACTCGACATCGACCAGTTGCCCGGCAAAGAAACGCGCCGATACCTTCGCGCCATCGCCGCTGTACTGCTTGACCGGCTTGCCCGCCATTCCATTCAGTCTCAGCGTGTCATTGCCCGTGCTGTTGGCGTGGAACTTCACGCGAAACCGTAAACCTGGATTGAGCTGGACCACCACCGGATCAGTCGCGAGCGTGAGCGCGCCGGCCGCACCTGCGGTCGTGAACGCCGTCCAGGACTGCGCCTGCACCTGCGCTCTGGTCACATACATCGGGTGCGGATCCAGCTTGGACTCGTGCGCGGCAATCATGGCCAGCAGCGGCGCTTGTGCGGCGTCGGCCAGCACGGTGAGCGTGCCAGCCGGCACGGAACCGTCAAACACCATGTCGTGGCTAAAGACGAAGTCCACGCCGGCAGACTTGACCGACAGCACGCCCGCAGCCTGCGACCAGTAGCCGAACAGCACCGAGCCAGGGTTTGCGGGATTGCCCACCCACAGGCCGATCTCGCGGATTTCATAGGTGGCGTTCGAGCTGAACAGCGCGGACATGCGCACCTGGTTAGGCATGATCTGCGATCCGCCGGCAATCGCTGCGGCTTCCTGTGGCTGCACCAGAGCCACTTCCTGCCCGTTGGGCACGCGGTTGCCACTGCCCATCTGGATGTGGGTCAGAGCCAGCTCCATACCGGTTTTTTGTTTATTCCAGGCCGCTGCCTTGCCGGCGGCGGTCAGGTTAAATTGAAGGGCGACACTCATAACTTTGCATCCGGCTTGTTTTGGCCAACACTCGTCAGCAACTGGGTGGGACTGAACACCATGGCGGTACGCATAGCGAGCGTGCCGCCGACATCAAAGGGCCGCAGCATGCTGGCGCTCACCAGCACCTGGGTCGCACTGAACACGTTTGCGATGCGCCAGCGCACTTCCGCGGTTTGGTCGAAGCCCACCGCCGTCGTGAAATGGCTGCGCGCCGGTTTCCAGAACGACACTACGCGCTTGATCCGCGCAACCAGTTGTGCATCAATCGCTGGTGCGTCAATAGGCTGGTCTTTGAGACTCAACACGATCGAGAACGTGTGGGGCACCCCCCGCGGGTCTCGCTCCCACCACTCCACGATCATGGCCACGACGCCGATCAGATCCAGCGCACGCTGGACCGCATAGCGCGTCCCCTTGAGCTTGTGCATGGCGATCGCCTCTTTGATCAACTCTCGCCGCTCGTCGTCCGTGTCAGCGACATCCCACCCGGCGTCGCCCAGCACGTTGAACTGCTCGGCCAGATACGGCAGCAGGCTCGTGTGCACGTTGTCCACGTCGTACAGCACCAGGGGCGTGAGATCGAGCGTGGACAGGCGCGCGGCGATCGTCTCCAGCGCCCGGCAATTGAGGTCGCGTCGCAGCGGCGGCGGCAGCAGGGAGGGTTCGATGAAATCGGCCATCACTCGTCCGCAATGCCACTGATCGAGACATCAATCGCGGTACACCGCGACCAGCCCTGCGGCCCGACAACCTGGTCCACCGCCGGTTGCTGCAGGTCCAGCGAGTACACACCGTAGCCGTGCAACGCCCGAATGATCTGCGTGCGCACAATGTCTGTGCCGAGCCTCTTCAGGCCCGCATCGCGCCAGTTTTGCGCGGCGGTTTGCGCCGTGGTGAGCGTCAACGTGCTGTCCGCATCCTTGAAGCGCGTGATGCGCGCCGTGATCTGGTAATCGGCTACCACCGGATCGAGCACGCGCACGTCATCTGTGAGCGGACGCACGGTGTCGGCGCTGCACGTGGCGTAAACCCGGTCCTTGATGCCTTGGCTTGGCAGTCCCGTCTTGGTGAGCGGGTGGATGTTCACAACACCGGGTGTCGGCGAGGCCACGGCCACGTCGATCACGTCCGGATGCGCCGAGCGCGCCCAGAACCGGTAGGCACCCACCGATCCCGCGTTGGACCACTGCTCGGGCGCCAGGACGATGCGCTCACGGTAGTACTCGTCGTCTTCGGCCTCGGCCCCATCGGCAGAGGCGGTCGTGTTGGTGACGCTTGCCACCGACAGCGACGCCAGGACGCTCGTGAGCGTCTGGATCTGCCCGATCACAAAGCCGTTGCCGATGACGCCCGGTGCCGTACACGTGGCCGCCGCATCGACGCTGGCCACGCCGGCGGCGACCAGCACGTCGGCATCGGTCGCAAACGCCACGTCGCCGATCTCGACCATGGTGCCGGCGGGCAGGATCGTGGCCGCTGCCGGTACCGGATTGAACGTGAAACGCAGGGTGGTGGTGGCAGCGATCGCATCCAGACGCGGGACCCCGACGTTCTCGCCCAGATAATCGAGCACCGGTGCGCGGCTGTAGCGCACGAGATTGAGCTTGCCCGCGTCCTGAATCGCCTGGCGTGTGAGCGACTCGCGGTACGCGATGATATCGACCAGAATGCGCTCGACCTGCGCCGGGTAGAGCGTCTTGCCGGTGAGGCTCTCGTACTGCGCGATCATCTCGCGCGTGATGGCCTCGGCGTCGCGCGAGACAAAAATGGGTTCCGGCAACTGGCGATCGAGCAGGCTCATTGCAGCACCCCGAACGGCAGCGTTGTGACCAATAGCTTGCCTTCCTCATCCTTGGGCTGCCAGGTCACCTCGCACAGCATCGTCGCCGTATCCGATAGCGTGAGCGTGACCTTGACCACGTCGATGCGTGGTTCCCAATCGCGCAACGCCTGAAAGACTTCGCGCACTACGTGCGGGCGCGCCTCATTGATCGGCGCGTCGATGTAGAGATACACCAGCGAACCAAAAAGCGGCCGGTGCGGGTCGCTGCCACGTGGCGTCTCCAGGATGATGACAATGCACTGGGCGATGTCATCGATGTCGGTCACAACCTGGCCCAGCTGGTCGCCCAACAGCCCGGACGTGTGGCCGGCCACCGCGCGGGAAAGCGCGGGCTGATACCACAGGTTCGGGATTGTGTTGATGTCGGAGACAGCCATACAGCTATGGTCGCCTGCAACAGCATTCGCAGCGAGTAAAGGGCTTTAGTTTTGCCCCCCCCCGCAGGAGCGCGGTTCAGGCAGGCAGGCGGTTCAGATAGACAGGTCAGGCAGGTGGGCCGGACTGGTCGCCGCCCGCGCGCACGCCGGAATGCGTGTGCTGCTTCAAGCTGGTGCCACTGGCGACCACGTCACCGCCTGTGCTCACCACGTCGCCCGCCACCGTCAAACGCCCAGTCATTTGCGTCTGTGGCGTATCGATCACCACTGAGGGCGCTTGAACAGTGACCGTTGCGCCGCAGATCACAGTCAGCGACCCCTTGCACACCACGTTCATCGCTCCACTGGCGCGGTCGTACTCCAAAGAGCCACCGTCTGCAAACTGCAGTCGGTACTTGTCAGGACTTGCCACAGGCGGGGTGTCCGCGCCGGAGTAGATCGCCCCGATGATGCAGCCGTCCTCCATCGTGCCATCCATCAGGCACGCGACGTGTTCGCCCGCATCCAGCGTCCAGACGACCTTGTCCTTGAGCGTCTTCGGAAAAACAACTGGCAGCCAATCCGAGACCATGCCATCCAGATCCGGGAACTGGACGCGTGCGAACCCAGGCTTGGCCGCTGTCACGACACCCGTTTTATAGCGGGCCGAACCGGCTTCTTGCGCTTCGCTCATTGCGCGGCCCCCTGCTCGGGATCCCGCACGCGTTTGAGTTCGGCCTCCGTGCCGAAACCTGCGCTGCGACCCAACGAATGGCGACTCTGCGTGACGGTGTATTTGCCGTCATAGTGCCCAAAGCCGACGATCGAAACGTTGATACCGGCGACCACCTTCACATTGCCCGGCATCGTCAGCGTCATGCTGGTTTGGTCTTCGTTCTGCCGGTCAATCGCTGCATTGGCCTTGAGCTTGGCCTGCTCTTCCGATTCCGCACGTGCAATGACTTTGAGCTCATCGGTGCCGTGCGCATTCGTTTTGGCGGCCTTGTCCGCCACCTTGTGCTTGCGGGTCTTCTTGGTGCGCGGGTCGTGGTAGTTCACGGTCGCTACCGCCGCCACGCCGTGCACCTTGTCGCGCGCCCGGTACCGGGTCACATCGGAGCGCGTGATCACCAGCGTCGGCTTGTTTGCCTTGAGGTCCGCACGCTTGAAAAAATTCAGATACCCGCCGCGCACCGCGAACGAGTAGCCGTACTCTTCAGCCAGGCGTTTGAGAAACACCAGATCGGTCTCGTAGACTTGCGTGACACGCCGGATCGCAATTTTTTCAATCTTGCCGATCAGCTTGAGCTTGTTGCGTCGGGCGATCGTTGCGGCAATGTCGGCCAGCGTTGTGTTCTCATACGCGCGCCCGTTTCGGGTACGCACGCTGCGCTTGACGCCGGCGGCCAGCGCCTTGACCCGCACCACATCCGGCGGGCCACCGAACTCGATCTCATCGATCTCGAACACGCCGCACGGCAGCATCGTGTCATCGCGATAGCCAATCCACGCCTCGATCGTGTCCCCAAACTGCGGATACCACGGACCGATCCACGACCCTTGGGCATCTTCCAGACTGAACTCGATGGAGTCGCTCTCGCCCTCCATGAAATCCGTGTAGGTCACATCAATCAGGAACGGCGTAATGTCGCCCGTCACATCCGTGCCCGACCACTTGATCGTAACGGTCGGTTCATGGACCGGGAACCCATTGTCTACTGACGTTTCCACGGCGGCAAATCCTCGTTGGCAATCTGTTTTGACGACTGGACTTCTGCCAGCGGGATGACGGGAATCAGCACAACGACGCCTGACGGCAGCTGCGCGCCAATATCCAGGGACGGATTCGCTTCGATGATGCGGCCATACGCGTACGGGTTGCCGTAGTAGCGCCAGGCCAGCGTATCCCAGCGCTCGCCCGCCCGGGTTATGTGCTCGATGCAGTCGATCGTTTTCATACTGAGTTCCGCGTACACCTGCCCGGCGGCCTCTGGGCAGGCTTCTTTTTAACGGTCTTGGCGGGCTTCGTGGGCTTGCCGTTGGCGGGCTTCTCGGCTGCGGCGGCAGGCTTGACCGGCGTCGCCTCCACGAGCGATGGCGGCACCACGCACTCACGCAAGCTCAGCTTGACCTCCATCCAGACCGCGCCGCCATCGGCATGGAGTTTTTTGGAGCTGACCGACGCTTCGGTGGGCACGAAATACCCTTTGTAGTCGCCGTTGGCGAAGACAAGCGGCAATGCCTTGTGGTCCCGCACAGCCTGGCGCAGCTTGAGCATCTCGGCCTCGGGGTCGCAGTAGCCCGCGTGCAGCACAATGTCCCACGAGACTTCGTCGAGTTTGTCGCCAGTCCACTGCAGCATCGGCTTGCCCTTGATGAGGGCGTGCTCGGCATAGTCCGCCGCAAACTTGAGCTCCATCCCCTCGAAGTACGTGACGAGCGAGAACCGGATGTCCCCAAGCAGCGCGTGCTGCGACACAGCCCCTTGGGGGCGCGTCGGGTCCTGTGGCAGGGTGTTGATAGTTGCCGTGGCCATTGCGCTGTCTTGCGGTCAGCCGAGCAACTGGGCAGCGACGTGCTTGGCCAGCCAGCCGATGGAATCCAGCGTCAGCGCAATGCAGTTCCAATTGCGTTTCATCGTGTGTCTCCTAAGCGTAGGCGCGGCGGGCCTGTTCCTGCATCAGCCGCTGGATCATCTGCTCGAGCTCGCGCAGCGACAGATCGAGTCCCCGCTTGACCTGGCCGGCTATGTCGCTGCCACCTTGCACGTGCACGGTCGGCGAATAGGTGATATCGAGCTTGCCGGTACCGCCTGCCCCTGCACTGCCGCCGCTCATTGCATTGAGCGTGCTTGATGCGGCGGACACACCAGCCATTGCGGCCCCGGAGAGCTTGCCGACCGCGTTCTTGACGCGCGAGACACTGCCGCTGATACCGAGCGCTGCCCCCTCGCCAATGTTGTTGCCAAAGCCAACGAACACGCGCGAAGGCGACTTGATGCCCAGCGTTTCGGAAA